TTCTTTCTGAATGTTGCTCATATGAAGCGTCCTGGAACTATGATGTCAGTGATGCGTCATGAAGGATGGCACGCTGCTCAGGATTGTATGGCAGGAACAATCGAGAACAACTTCATTGCTATCATTAAGAATGAAGAGGATGTTCCTGGACTGTATCAGTCAATTGCAAAGAGTGCTTACAAGTCACAACCAGAGGCAATCCCCTGGGAAAAAGAAGCATACTGGGCAGGTCACACTGAAGGTATGACACAGGCAGCATTAGAATCTTGTGCAGCAGGAACTATGTGGACTGACTATGAACCCACACCGTTGACCCGCGAATGGTTGGTTGAGAAAGGTTATATCGCTAAATAGAGTTGCCTTTGCTCGTGACTCATGCCTGAAGAAGTAAAGAAGGAAGAAGAAAAGAAAAAAGGTCCTCTTGGCAGACTTAAAGATAAAGTTGAGGACGCTGATGAACAACTAGCAGTCCTTAGCACATTGGTAAGACTAGGTATTCTAGTTTGGTCTGGTGGTATTCTTACTCTTAACTATGTGACCATTCCTGGTTTGCCACAGCA